CTGTCTTAATTGCATTGGCTCCGGCTTCATATAAATCTATTGCTGCATCGTAGGTAGCAACATTTCCAGCTATAACATTACATCCAATAAAATCCTTTATTTTTTTAATAAGATCTTTGACCTTTTTGCTCCATCCATGGGCAATATCTATAACAATTATATCTACTTTCAATTCTTTATATAGATTGAGTAATTCTGTAGACTCAGGACCAACTCCAATAGAAACACATGTCGGCGAATAAAACTTGTTTAATTTCGTAGCTTCTCTAAATCTTTCAACATGAAATCTAATATCACTCAATGTCATAAATCTGTGCAAAACGCCAACGCCGCCCAAATTGGCCATCGAAATCATAGTATCCGATGTGGTAATACTATCCATGTTTGCAGAGATAATTGGTGTTAAAATATTAAAATTATTAGTTAGCTTTGTAATCAGTTTAACGTTTCGTCTTGATTCTCCTAACGAATATCTTGGCAAAAGCAAGACATCATCAAATGTTAAACCTTCCTCATTTATAAATTTCGCCATTATATATTTCCAATTAAAGATTTGCCAAAGTATCGTCGTGAAAGCTACCATCATCAATAACGTCTTCGTCGAACTCAAATTTGTCAATAATACCATTTTCTGATAGTTCTTCTAGCATTTGTTGCCCGACGATATTTTTAGGCATAAATATAATAGTATGACCATCTGCCATAACATCTATATTCTCATTGTTGATTTTTAAAGAAAGTTGTTCGCAAATATTTGCCACAGATCTAAAATCATTTGCCCATTTTGTAAAAGCATTTGCAATATTGCCATTTGCTTGATCTAAAAATTCGCCAAAACTATCACCTTGATTAACGTGTAATATCAAATGATATTCAATCATTATTACCTTGCCTTTCTTTGTGTGTTTTTTTAAAATCATTGAAAGTAGTTAATTTTTTCCATTGTTTATGATCACGTACTTTAATAAGTTTCTCGCATATTTCGCATCTAATATCATTAATAGCAGCATGCAATAAATATACAGCGCTAGCCCTGAAAGGATCTTTTTTAAAAAGACTGAAAATATATTCGCAATCATTATCTTTCATATTTAAATGCCACTCTTTACTACTTTGTCTTCTTCTAATATTCATCCTAGACAATGTATAATATTAAATAATATTTATTCATTGTTGTCTTTAATTGATTTTAATAGTTTTATTTTACATTTTTGAGTACAGTCCCAATCGGGGCATTGATAATGATAATCTGGAAATCCAATAAAATCCAACTCCTCTTTTAAAAAAGATGTTATGTATTTTTTAATGTGATTTATTGCCCACTTATCTTTCTTTTTATCACCATACGAATAAAAGGAAGTAGTAATTCTATAATCTAGTGTTATATGCTGTTTATTATATTTTTTCATATTTCTAAACCTAATACTCTCTTTATTTGGTCACAATATATTAAAATCCTAGACTAATAGTAAAATCATACTCATTCATTATTATACCTTTCATTTTAAATCTTTTTACAGAACACTAATTTTGGTCTTAGATTATTAGTATCCCATACTCTTTTTCCTGTCCAACTATCCGTTCCTTTCCCTTTAGTTCTCTTACAAGTAAATCCCTTTGTTTGACCTACTAAAGTCCATCCATCTCGTTTATAAATTTCTCCAGTTCTTGGAATTTCTACCAAACTTTCAAATCCTAAAACATTGTCATTATATTTATTAAACCAATCAACAACGATACTTTCTCTAAAACGCTTTAAAACCATCTGTCCAAAATTTCTACAGGGATACTTTCCGTCGATTTTGTTTATATGAAAAAATATATTGTTTACAACTTTATCTAGTTTATCTATTGTTATATTTAAAAATTCATTTCTTCCTGGCAAAAATCGTGTAGCGGATCCTCCAACAATAGAACCATAATATAGATTATCATAAGAAATTAAATAACAAATATTACGCCCAACAAAACCTCTTGGCCTACTATAATGATTAGCCATATTTGATAAAATAATAGGATGTGTGCGCTTACTTATTTCCAATTTAATCATTTTTTGTCTCTATTATAGCGATTGTGTTATTAGGCAAACCTAAATGCATTAACCATTTATTGTGTTTTCTTTTCCTGCTCTTTCCTCCTTCTCTTGTTCCGCCAAAATTAAATCCGGCAGAAGCCCAAAAGTCATTTGCCTCAAGATCATCTGCACACCACAAAGAAATATATTCTGCACCCATCGCCGTAGCTTTATCAATTAATTTTTGGACTAATAATAAACCGTGTTCCCTTCTTCTGGCATCATATTGAATACATGCTTGATAAATTTTAACAGTATTATCTCTTTTGCCTGTTCCGTGTATTAAGAATCCACACAATTCATCATTCTCTTGTTCTATTATTATTTGATTCTTTTGAGCATATTCTAGTATTCTTGGTCTTGGTATAAATGACAGTGCCTCACTATTTTTTTTTGCTAAATTATCTGCATATTTAACTATATCATCTGCGTTATAAACAATCATACTTTTCTTTCAATCACAGCTATTGTATCGTTTGATTTTACGTTTTCTAATATAAATTCCTCTCTATGTTTTTTAGCTTCTTCGGGCGTACAATAATATCCAATTGATTTTAATTTTCCATTTATCATAACTTGAGTTAAATATGGATTCTTTTTATTTCTATAATCATAATATATTCCTATACCATATTTTGATTTATATCTTTTATTCTGGCAATTTTCCCTATTAGTAACTATGCGTAAATTTTCTTTTCTATTATCAAGAGTATCATGATTTATGTGATCAACTTGCATTTTATTACCATGTTTAAGGCCCATAATTTTTCTACTCATCTGTTCGGTAGTTCGTCCACCAGAAGAAGTAGAAACATGTCGCTCTACATAGTAAGACTTATTACTTTTAGACCAATGAGCAGTCCACTTATATTTATTAAGCTCACTAAAATCCTCATCATCGACCATTGTGACTTGTTGTCTATTTAATTGTATTGTTTTCATTTATTTTGCGCTCTATAACAGCTATGGTATCGTGAATACCACCACTATGGCTCATTAATAAAATTTTATCTTGTTCAAATCCTCTTTTTTGGCCCATCGACACAGAATTTCCAGTAATTGAAACCTTATTATTTCTTCGTATAACAAAACAATTATTTTTAATATTAATGCACCAAATTTTTCCTTTATATAAAACATTTTTAAAATTATTTCTAAACTTTAAATTAGATATGTATTTTTCGTTGCTAAATTTCACGTTTACTGTTTTATATTTCATATTATTAACAGTTCTATATCCTAAATGACAAGATAATACTTGAAACCATTCTCTGCAATAATTGGACTTTTGATAAAAAATACAGCTTTTATTTGTATACCTACTTCCATCTCTCATTACTAGACCATCAAATAACGCTTTTAGCTCATTATTTCTTAAATGAAGAAGATTCCATTTAGGTTTTTTAGGTGAAATTATATAATGACCAAGTAAATTATAAAACTTTTTATTTTGTCTCTTTGATATGTAAAAATTAACTAGATATGGATTACCTTTATATATTTTTTCAGTAAAAAACAGTTTACATTTTACAAGTAATTTTCTTATTCTATCTACATTTTTTTTATTTTTAATTGACTGATAAATAAAAACTGACCCATGTTCCAACATATGACCTTCAGATATAATCCATCCTAGTAATTCTGCCATTTCTAGCCCTATTTTTTTATTCCCATTATAAATTCCGGCAACGGGAATATAAATCCCAGAATGCGGAGTAATAGAATTAGCCTTTATTAATTGCCATGTTTTGTCTTTCCATGTAACATTTTTCCCCTTTTTATTATTATTTTGATGTTTATATTTTAAAGCAACCTTATGGTTTAAAGTTATTAACTGGTCTATATGTCGATCTGATATGCGTTTTAATAATCCGTCATGATTATATAAAAACATATCTTTTATTTTGCTGTATTCTATTTTTTCATTTTCTCTATTAAACGTAGCGATTTTATCGTTTTTATCTAATTCATAATAATATTTCCATCCATTTTCGGTTAAACATTGAGTTTTTTCATCTAAACAATGATATCCGAAAGTAATAATAATACCATTGTCATTTAATAAGTTAGGCAAAAAATCCTTTATTTTATTAAATTTAGAAACTTTTTTACCGTTGTACATTTCCATACTTTTTCGTTCTGAATTACCACACCAGCACATATTTTTATTTCTTCTAACATAAATAACATTATTAGGAACTGTTATACAATAAATATTGCCATTGTATTGCACTTTATTAATATATTTTTCTATTTTAGACTTAATGATCATCGGGGTTTTTCTATGGTGTCCAAGATTAACACTATATCCTCCATCTTTTCTAGCAAAAATACTGCATACATATCCCGCCTTTAAAGCTATCTCATTAACATCATTTATTAGTCTCTTGGAGTGGCTACAATAATTCAAATGTTTATCTATATATGTTTTATTATATTTAGCATTATATCTTGGCTTAGAAGAACGATGGCTATCTCCTAATATAAGAGCATCTAATAAGATGTTTAATTGTCTATTTGACAATTGTTTAATTTCATAAGGAATAAATTTGTCAAAAACTTTACCAAACTGGCGCAAATAAACACAAAGCTGTTTGTCGTATATTATAAAATCATTTTTTTCTACAATAAAATGAAAACCAAGTTCATCAAGCCACTTCTTTATTATTTTTCTATTTTCCTCTTTCTTTTGGGATATTCTTATTCTATAATGTGTTCCGTATGGGTCTACAGACCCTTCTGATAAATATATGCCTAAAAATCTAAGCCAAATGTCCATAGGTATTTTTCTTATTTTTTTAAATTTTTCTCCGTATCTATTATGTCGATCAAATTTTACTTCCGGCAAACAGAAGAACTCTTTATCTTCTGCTATCCAATTAAATTCAGCCTTAAATTCACAACCATAATTTAGATCTTTTGCTTCTATAAAATAAAATTTATCAGAATGTATTCTTGAAATATAAAGATTATGATTTGGAGTTACTAATAAATCAATGCTTCCTGATTTTATTTTTATCATTTCTCCATTATATTTATTAATATAAAAATCTGTAGGACAATAATATTCTACTATGCCGGTATCTTTATTAAGAGTAGCAACTTTGTCTGTTTTTTCTAGATCTTTAAAAAATTTAAAACCAGAATCCGTAAGAACCTCGGTTTGATCATCATAACAATATGGCGGGTCTAATAAAATAGTATCAAATTTATCTTTGCATTGTGTAACAAATTCAAATGCATCCATATATACATCTGCTAACATATCTTTATTACAATCAACTCTAAACTCATCTAAGTTAAGTTTGGTTTTTCCTGCAAATAAATTAAGAACCTTTCCTTTGGAATTTTTCTCTACCCATTCTCTTATTGGTCTAATAGAAAATGTATATTTATGCAATGGGGTTTTAAGGTATTCCATTATCATAAAATATCCTTTATATCTCTAATCATCGTTCTTCTGTTCTTTATCTTTAAGCTACATATTAAAAAATAAGAAGGAAGGCCTAGTTTAATAAGCCTTCCTTCCTCTTTTAGATTAAAAAATGACGTTTAGATTAGTTGGAGCTGGTAAACCCACAATTGTCACCGTCAAAAAAGTTGACCAATCACCAGGGACATTAAGAACATCCCTTGCACGCACTCGAACTCTACGTTGAGATCCTACGCCAAGACCCGTAACACCAGTAAACAAATCTCCAGCTATAATACTAGTACTTGTTACTGTTGCAACTTTGTC